GGGTCTGGGCCAATATCAAATTCATAAGCTGACGAATCCATCTTCACTCCCATTCCACCAAAATTATTTACAGGATTTGCTCCAAAGTTAAATAACTTCAATATTCCTTGTTGCATTTGAGCCGCAGCCATCCTTGCAGCCATATCTAAGAAATGATCTGCAATTCGACTAAACATATTTGCAAATGCTTCTCGAACACTCATTGTTCCTTTAACAATCCCTTTAAATGAGTCACCAAAAGCACTGCCAATTGCTTCTGCTGCTTGCGTCACCTGATAAGCACTATCATTTAATGTAATCAATTCTTTATCTACTTCCGCAAGAGCATCTCTCCATAACCTTGCTCCAAGTATTAGCTCACCTTGAGCAGCTATTAACTCTCTATATTGTTGGATCTCTTCTGGGGTAGGAGGTTTACCTAACTTTTCTGTGTAGTCTTCTGTGTACTTCTGTACTGCCTGGCGAATCCTTAACTCTTCTCTTGCTTGATAACCTATTTGTTGTTGAATATCGTTTTGTTCTTTTAATTTCTTAGTCAAAATATCCTGAACATAAGCACGTTGTTTTGTGAGTGTATTTTGTTCAATTAATTGCTTTGACTCTGCTTCTAGTTTGTCCAAGTTTGCCTTTGCCTGAACTGGATCTACTGGTTGACCCTTAATTAACTCTTCTCCTGGTTGATTGCCATAAACAGGCTGCCTCCCCATCAAGATAGCGTTCCACCTGTCTTGTGCTGCTTTTAATGAATTGGCATGTTCTTTCGCTGTTTCTGTCCCTATCTCTTTTAATGCTTTTTGTATATCTTTTGGACTTTCGCCTATCGCTTTCAATACTCCAGTCGCATTAACAAGTTTAGCTACAAAGGATTGCATCCTTAATCCTACTTTTGCAAACGCTTCTGCTGCTTTCCTTGTGTCATCAGAGAACTCTTTCATCGCTGCAACTCCACTTTCTCCTACAACCCCTTCTAATTGCTTCTGAGCAAAAGCAAAGGCAGCCGTTTTGCCTTCAGCTTCAGCCATTAAATCCATTAATTTGCCTGTTGCTGAACCAACTAAACCTAAAGATTCTTTTAGTTGGGAGAAATCTTTAGTGAAATCTCCTAAAGCATCTCCTGTCTTCTTTAAAGAACCAACTAATTTATCAAGCTGCGCTCCTACTTGCGTTCCAACTAAAGACAATCCAAATCCTAAACCTCCTCCTAGCATCCCTCCTATCCCACCACCTAAACCACCACCAATAGAGGCTCCCATCCCTTGACCAAATAAAGCAGGGAACGCTCCACCAATTAATGCGCTATTTAATCCTTCTTTCCTTCTTGCCGCCATGCCACCTGGCTGGTAGAACATACCTCCAGGCATGCTGAAAGTCTGAGTAAACCGAGAAGGTTTAGGGCCGTAAAGATTTGCGTTTCCTTCTTTTGCACTAACACCCTGAATTGTGAAAGGATCTTTACTTAACTCATTGTTCATCTCACGTATTCTTTTTATTACGTCTCGATATTGCTGACCTGTCTTATCTAACTGTCCTCTTAAGTTTTCAAGCACATTGATATAACTTTTTATCCCTGATTCAGTCTTGCCAGGATCAAGCCCCAAAAGGCTTTGCATACTTGATCCGTAAGCATAGGTATATTGATCTTTGCCATCAGGTCGTGGAGGCATTGCCATCAACTCAAAGCTCTTGGCAACCTCATTCGCTCCTGCTACATATTGTTTTAAATCTCTAAGATTCGCAGTGAAATCTGCTTTAGTAATTGATTGAAATAAGGTGTTAATTGTTCCTTTTGCTCCTCTCCCCTTATAAGTTTTAGATAATTTATTCCAAGCTTCAATATGTCCCCGTAACGCTGATGTAGTTTCGGTAATAGCAGTTCTTTGAACTGCAAAACTTTTCGCATTATCAATATTGGTTTGTTTTGCCTTGATCGCAGCATCATTTTGTGCCTGTAGTGCGTTTTTTGTATCTTTTGCCGCTTTTCTAGTCTTCTTTTGTTCTTCCGTTATTTTTTTCTGGCTTTCAACAAAAGCACCAGAAACAATAATTAGATTTCTAGCTGCTGTACTTAGTAATCCCCAAGCAGCAGTTAAAGCATTGGATTGTTGTTTTAATTCTTTTTTTCGTGCTTCTAAAAGCTCTAGTTTTTCTTTCGTCTGATCAACTTGCTTTTCTAACTGTTTGAATTTATCGAATAATTTATCAATACTCTTTTCACCACTTACATTTACCCCAATATTTATTCCATAATTACTCATCGAATCGACCCATTACAATATCTTTCCATAATACCTCTATCTTTGAACTCTAGTCGATTTTGATTGAGATCTCATCTTTTCTTCTTCTTCATTCTTTACTTCATAAAAAGCAGCCCATCCTATTAATTCTTCTACTGTCAATTTCTTAGTTAATTCCGAAACAGTCATTCCTAACTCTTTCGCTAACGCAAACATGAAATACCAGTCGCTATTTGCTTTTCAAGTCTGTCTTCGCTTCCTCCACCTTGTTCTCTTGACCTGAAGCCATCATTGCAAGTTGAATTTCTTGTAAAACACCTGCATTGATTTCTCTTCTCAATGTGGCACGATGTCCATCTTGAAATAATTTCTTACCATTTTCATCTATTGCTTTTTCAATCATAAGGTTCAAAGCAAATTCATTCCCAAGCTGGTCGTCTCCAGTTTTTGTCATTATTGATTCTCTTTCAGCAATCGTTAACGGATGCCAATAAATACTTAAAAGCACTTCACCATCAACTATTACATCGTGCTTATATTTTTGACTTACACCAAATTTGTTTTTGAG